GTTGTAACTCGTGCAGAGAAAGCATATTTAATTGAGTGTATTAAGGAACTTAATTTTAATGATTATCATAAGATAGATTTCTGTGTTAAATATACAGGTATTGAACCATAAGAGGTGACATCATGGAAGAAAGAACAACTGCTAATGAAGTTATAGATTTCTTTGAATCATCTTTTGCTGATAAACAAGTTATTCCTTTAGAATTGGAAATTATATGGCTTAGAAAAGCAGTTAGTCGATATTCTCTTGAATTAGATAAATTGATATTTGATTCAGAGATATTATCGTTTGATAAAAAAATAGATGATATTACAATGTCAACTCTTGCTGCTTTTATGAAGGAATACTATCAGGAAAGACAGCTTTCTAAAGTTAATAAGCGTATCAGTATTGTAGGAAAAGATTTATCTGTTGGTGCTTCTGATAATTCTAAGAAATACACAGAAGATGAATATAATTTAATGCAAGAAAATGCTAGAGATCTTGTTGAAAATCAAAAAACAACTGCTTTTATTTAAGGAGGATTATCATGTCAAAAGAATGGTATTTACTCTCCTCTTCTACCAAACCTAATAGTATTGGTGGATATGAAAATGAAGGTTTTCAAGATTATAAAGATGATGCATTTTCAGAAGCATTAGAAACTGATATTGCTACTAACATAACATTATACAATCATGATTTATCTGAATCACAAGTAATTCGCTGTATTATTCAGGGAAACTCCGCTGATACGATGTTGAAGTCAATGGAACGCATTGGCTTATTCAGTATTGGAACTGTTAAAGCAGGTATGTATGTATTCTTTGAAAATAGATATTGGCTTATAGATGGTCTTCCTGGTACGCAAGGAATATATGAAAAAGCTACAATGTGTCTTTGTCAATATAATCTTAGATGGCAGAATAAAAATGGTGACATTGTTGAGCGTTGGTGTAATATAACATCTGCATCAAAGTACGATGTTGGTGAGAATGGAAATAATACTATTTTTCTTACATCAAACAATTATGCTATCAAAATTCCTTATGACGAAGAAACTATTGAGTTGGAAACCAAGCGTGTTTTTATCGACAGACATAAAGATAAGCCTATAAAAGTATTTAAACTTACTCGTGATGATGATGTCTTGTATGATTATGGTGATGAATATCACGGAAGTATTTTGAATTTTATAGCTGATAAAGATGAATTCAATGAAAAATATGATAATCAAGAATTGAGGATTTGCAATTACAACTCTTCTGCTTCTAATCCTAATATTCCATCTGAACCTCAAGAGAAAGATGTTATTGCTTCTATATTAGGTAGCGACACTTTAAAGTTGGGGAAAGAAAGAGTATGGAGTGTAGAATTTAAAGATTCAGAAAGTAATCAGATAGAATATGCTGATTTTAAATGGAATGTTGTATCGGATTTTGACATAAAGAAATCAGTCGATGGAATTACAATTCATTTATTTATTGATGATGATTCTTATTTAGAAGAATCATTTGTTGTACAAATCTTAAATCTTGAAGATAAAATAATGGCTGAAAAAACTATTACTGTTGAGGAGGGATACTAATGGC